AAAAGCATCGCAAACAGTTTTTATAATGGTAGAATCTAATTTGCCACTCATACGCCACTTTGACTTAATTACACTTCTTCGATAATCTAATAGTTTAGCATGATCAATTGATATTCCTAACTCTTTTTCATAAATATCTAATGCCCAAGTAGCTGTATCTATATTTAACTGAGCATTCAAGTCATCAATATCAAGATCAAGATTATCAAGTTCAATTCCCACAGCATTAAACAATGAAGAAAATAGTTGAGTTTCACTTAAAAATAATGGTAAATAATTTTCAAGATTATAGCTACGCAATTGTAACCGCCCCCAAAACAGGAACTTCCGTCAAACTAGAAGTATAGCTTAATGAAATATTTGCAATACCTGTATTTACGGTTAAACCTGAGTGATCTAATACCCCTGCACTTGCTAATATAGCCGCACCAATTTTTGCATAGCTTACTGCGCTTTCCTTATATGCTATGGTTTTAAAATAAGCAATTAGGCTATTATTTACATTCGTCAGCCGTTGGGCATCTGTATAATTAGTATCTTTTACTACAGTAAAACTGATATTAATTGTTTTACCTGTGGCTCCTGCTGCTGTAGTGAACGCACCAAATGGAGCAGCACCAAGTCCAAGACCTTGTATACTAGGATCTATATAAGATTGGAATAAACTAACTAAATCACTACTTGGCGGTTGTTTATTTGCATCTATTATTACGAGTTTGACTGTATTATTTCCATCCCACGTTGGGTAAATTTTCACATCTCCAACCCCTGTATATTCTTTAGCTAGGTTTGTAAATTGTGCAATATTTCCTTGAGTTGGTGGAGTTTGAATCCTATCATAATATCTTTGTCGTAACGAAGCATCATTTTCAGCATCAAAGCCATCTGCTGTAGGACTAACATTTGTGATACTAACTATTCCTGGTATTGCTACTGGAAACTGAGTTATCTGTCCTGAAGGCACTATTCCACTTGATCCAGCTACAATAGCTTGAACATTTAAGGTATCTGTACCACTAACAGTTAGTGATTCAGTAAATTTAAATCTAAGTCCACCAGGGGTTTGGCATAAATCCCCAATTGTAATAGTTCCATTACCTACAACAGTTACAATAGTATGGGCATATGTTGCAAGTTTTCTAGTAATGCCTGTGCGTTGATATATTCTCTGTTCTAATTCATCTCCAAAAAGATTTTCTATGTCGAATTTATCTACTATTTCATCAAGTCTTACTTCTTGTTGTGCTAATTCTTGACTTGTTGGAGAAATTGCGTCATAAATTAAAGAACCTTCTGATTTATCTACATCAGAAGGCACATTCCCTAGCATCCTATTTAATATTGATGAGCTGGTCTCGCTATACATTTATATTCACCTCCCCGTAAATTGTTGTTGCTGTAAAGTTAACAAACGTTTTGCTACCATCAATACTTATATCAATATTTTTTATACCTGTAATATAAGCATTAATTAACAACGATTCTTTCAGGTATCTTTCCAATTCAGATTTTAAGGCTTCGCTTGAAAGACCTTTATTAATCAATATCTCTATCTCATTTCCAAAGCTCCCACTATAAACCTTATACCTATTTTTTTGAGTCTGTAAAGATTTCCATATCCACACTTTGACCGCTTCTTTGCCTGTTACGATTACATTTTTACCACTGATAAGTAGAAAAGTATTGTTAGTAAAATCCCATGCATATTCTTTTGCCAGTGGTAATACTGTTGATGCTGTCACTGTATCTTGAATAATATTACTAATAATTACAGTTTCAGCTGGAAATATGCTCATAAACTCACGACCCTTGCCAACACAATATAAGTCTGTTCATCTATCGTAGGTATAAGGGCTACAATATCATTTCCTTTTAGTCCATCAGTAAAAACAATATCACCATCAGGTATACCAATATTAGTAATGGTACCCATTGTTGTCGATCCACTAGCTGGAGTATTCGAGATAGTAATTTTTCGAGTATAATTTGGCAATAAATAATCTGTAACTAAAAGATTATCCTTGTCAATCTGTAAATCTCCTAGTTTAATAGTTAACGGATCTGCTGATATAACTACCCCAATTTGAACATAAGGGGTATTATACTTAGCTCCTTGTTCTCGCATATGATTTATAATTGCACTAAATGGATCTTTGATAATATCACCCCTTAATATCCATAAGATTGTCAAAACTTAAATTCAAAGACATTGTATATTTACCATTTGCAGGTTCCCATGTATGCGTATCTCCATCAATAAACATTACTGCATTTTGGAGAGAGCTAACGTAAAATATGTCAGTATTGACCGCATACCCTGTTCGGCAATTCCAATTTCCTAACGCTGAAATTGTTACATTTTGTTTTACACCACTTAACATGCCATTAGCTACCACATTATTATCTTTGTCTTTTTCTTTAACGTAATTTTCTTGAATAAGTCCATACTCGTTAATATTACTACCGTTGCTAACTTGGCCTGTATAAACATTATCGTTATTGTAAATTTTTACCTTATTTATCATACTGTCCATAGTATCTCGATAGCTAGTATTCAAAACATTACTTGTCATATCATCTGTCTGTGATCTAAGAGTATAATCTGCAACAATTTTACCCTTTTCAATTACATTGAGGGTTATACCATTCATAACTGGTATATACTCCTTGCCGTTTATCTTGCTTGCCTGAGTATACATTTCCATAATAGCTTCATAACCTGATTTCTGAGCTATGAGTCGATTAACCTTGATTCCTGTACTTGCAATATTTCCAGTGTCTACTCCAAGTTCGGAACATATTTTTCTTGTGGCATCTTCTGGAGTCATATTTGTGAAATTATAAGTCACCTTAGATTTTGTGAGATATATTAGATAATCATAAGCAGGAAAGGTTAAATATCCCTCTCCTGCTGAATTTAGTTCCCTATCCCACACTATACCTCTGAATATTTCATTTCCATCTAATAAAAGCCAAACCTTTGTTCCTGGAGAAACCTGTGTTCTTGGTTGATTTCTATCCCAAATAGGATAAGAAAGAGTTACATCTAATTTTCTAGCAACTTGTGCTTTATCTCCAGTAATACTTATACTTTTTATTACATTTGTTACATCCGTGGGGGTTCCATTATAAAGAGTAAAAAGATTAATCATTACATCACCTGCCCTATATTTAAGCTAGAGTTATCGTTTTATACTCTTTTAACTCTAGCTTAAAATAAATATCACCTGTTCCGTCCTGCTCACCGTATTCAAAGCTTTCAATAGTGCATTCTGTGTTTATAGCTCCAGTTACTAAATACCTAATCGGTTTACCACTTAGAATCCATTTTTCAACCATGTCAGTACACTCTTTTGGAGTTAGAAAAGTGCTATATTGACAAAATCCATATATCTGATTAGGAAAAAATGATTCAATTGGTGGTATATTTGCCAATTTAGGTTTTCCAATAAAGCTTACTTCCCCTATACCTTCAACATTTACAGTGCTATTGTTCAGTGATCTCTTGATGGTATAGTTCGAGGGAGGCACTGGAAGCTGAAGTTTTTCATTGTCTTGCATTATCCAAAATTCCATTAATTCACCTTACTTCATCGTTTTCGTTTAAGAAGACTCAATGGTAATCCTACTATTTCAGCAAGTTTGAAGAATGCGGCCCATGGATCTAATACTCGTTCTTTATCACTACAATAGTGGCCACAATCATAACAAGCATCATGCACGTCTTCTTGCTTTTGCCAATCGGTTTTTATGAACATTTTTAAATGCCTGAAAATACATTCCATTTCCTCTTTGGTAAGTTGCTCAGGAATTGGTACTTCTTGAGCAACTTCTTTTTTATTTGTTTCCATCTTTGTACCTCCCCTTATGCCATATTTCTGGCTGTAGAATTAAGTTTTAATACTAATGCGTCTGCAATTTTATCAATGTCAGACTCTTCTCTAACTACAATTGTGTCTGCCAATTTTGCAATGTTAAAACTATGACCACCAGATTTAAGAGATGATTGATGATCATTAACTTTAGATCCTTTAGGCAACGTAACCTTCTCTGGTCCATGTTCTCCTACCCAAGTTTCGCCACCACCCCAGTAGCTTGTGCCAAGAGCGTTTCTTCCTGCTTGCATACCGTCCGATGTGGTGTTCATGGAAACATCTAAATGCTTATCTGCAACTTCAGTGCCATTCCACTTTGTTAACCAATTCCAAGCTTTCTCTACCCATGTGCATATATCTTTCCAGTGCTTGACTACTTCATAAATCCCAATTCCCAAAAGAACCAAAGATGCTATAACTGCCACAATTGGATTCGCTAATAATGCTGCATTGAATAGCCAAGTAGCACCAGTAACTATAGTTGTTGCTGCACCAGAAGCGATCATTGCTATTTTATGTGCTGCCAAAGCAACCCCATTTGCTATAATTTGCACCTTGTTAAATAACCATGCTCCAGTTTGAGCATCAATTATTCCTGTCGTAACTAATGCTTGAATTACAAAATTAGCCAATGCTACTACTAATTTACCTGTTAAGGCTAATGCAGTAGCAATAATTTGAGCACTTGTAGCTATGAGACTACCTATAAAACTAACAGTTATTTTTGCACCAGTAATTACAGCTTGAAACCCTGCTTCTATAATTGCAGACGTGAAACTAAGCGCTAATTTTGTTCCCGTTAAGACTGCTTGCGCCCCCATTTTTATTAATGCAGGGCCAAATACTACCCCTAATACCTTTGCTGTGTTTTTTATTGCTTCTTCATTATCTTTCAAAGTTTGTCTGAAATCATTAAAAGACTTTTTAATTGCATCCCAATGCGTAACGACTAAAATTGCAGCTATAACCAACGCCGCTAAAACTGCCACAACTATAGCTCCAGGAGTTGCCATGAATGACATTATCCCACCAGCTTGAGATATGTTCCTAGACAATTTAGATATTTCTGTAATAGTTTTACCTATACCTGTTGCAAGCTTTCCAACAATTAAAACAACTGGCCCTACTGCTGCTGCAATAAGTGCAAATTTAACTATTGCATTTTTTGTTTCAGGATCTAAAGAAGCGAAACTTTCAGTTATACCCTGTATTCTCTCTGATATTTGAGCAACAATTGGAAGAAGTGTACTACCAATCTCAACACCTGCATTTTTCATTCTATTCATTGCCTTTTGGAATTTTTCAGAAGATGTTTCTGCCATCATATCCGCTGCTTTTTGGGCAGCTCCTGTTGATTCCGCTGAAGCTTTCATACCATCCTGAAAATCTTTCATACCTGAATCAGTTGTTAGTGTTAATACAGCACTTAATGCCTCTACGCTACCAAATAGCTGTGACAAAGCCCCTGTACTCTCTCCACCACTTTTAGCCATAGCTTTTAGTTCTTTTTTAGCCATAGTGAGATTTGCTGTCCAATCTCGCATTTGCACCTTGTTTGCTTTTTGCTCCTTGGTAGCATGATCAATCATAAATTGATAATCGTTAACCTTATCACTTAACTCCGCTAATGCTGGTGCAGTTTCTTTCACTTTATCCCTTACATCAGCAAGAAATCCTCCAAAACCTTTATTCCTTATAGAAGCAATACTAAAATCCAAACCAAGAGCACTTGCCGCTTTTCTTGCCATTTCTGATGGTTTTACAACTTCACCTAATATGTCTCTTAAACCTGTAACCGCTTGTCCCGTTGATATTCCACCTTTGGTCAAAACGATTAAAGATCCAGCCATTTCATCCAATGATATTCCTGCTGCATTTGCCATAGGAGTAACATCACCTAGTACGGTACTTAATTGACCAACTGTAGTTACGCCAAGGTTTTGTATAACGATCATTTTATCAGCTATTTGCTTTACAGCATCAGCTTCACTTGTTCCTGTTTTCTCAAATTTTTCCTTATATGTATTATAAGTTGCAGTTAACAATTTAAGAGAATCGTTTGCATCAGCAAAACCACCCTTACTTAATTCTGCTGCTGTTTTAACAACTTCAGTTAAATCCCCCATAGCTACACTGGCAGAAAGAGCATTATATTCCATCTCTCCTAAATCTTTTGCTGCCACACCTGTAGTATTGGATAATTTTATAGTTTCCTTAGACAAATCAGATAGTTTTTCTGCACTTAAATTAGCAATTGTATTAGCCTTGACCATGCTTTTTTCAAAGTCCATAGCCATTTTTAAAGATGCAGCACCAACTGCAAGTATAGGCAATGTTATTGCTGTAGTAAGTGACTTGCCAACTTTCTCCATGCTCTTTCCTGTTGCGGTTATGTTTCTTCCTGCGTAGGTTGCTTGTCGTTGAAATTCGCTTAAATTGGAATTTACATTTCGCAATGTTGCTGAAAAACTGATCTCGTAAATTAATTACAGCATCAATAACATGTGCCATGCCCTCACCTCCATTC